CGTGATGGTGCCTCGGACATCGACAGAATGATGGCCGACAGGTTGCGATGGGACTACGACCACAGCTTAATAACACACGCCTATGTTGAAGGAGATAGCATAGACGACACATATGCCATCCTTCAATCGTACGCCGACAGACACAAAAACATCATCCTGTCCAAGTACGACATGGGGCACCCCAAATATGGTAGCGTAATAGTACCAGAACGCATGATGGTCTTAGGTCGCACATCCAACCACATTTTAGAAATAGCTCTGAGCCAAAACCCAGACTACATTTTATTGTTGGATTCAGACGTCACAACTCCCAAAAAACTTATTACTCAGCTGTTAAGCCACAACATCGACATCGTGGCACCAATGTTGTTCTTCGAAAAGAGCATCTACTTCAGAGACACATGGGGATATAGAACACTACCAACCAAGGATAATAAAAATGGCGACGAGTTCATGAATCGTCCCAGATATTGCGATAATTACGATCGCAAAAAATTGTTCGAAGTAGGCAGTGCAGGACAAATGCTCATCAAGGCATCCGTCTTCAAAGATGGAGCCAGATTTTCCGAAGAAGATGAAATAGTTGGATTGTGTAGAAACATGCGAAGCAACGGGCATCGTATATATGTTGATCCAACGATCGCTCTGAATCATCCACGCAACGGCACTATAGTACCTGCTATCTATGAAAACAACCAAGATATATGATGGTAATAACCTCATAGCCTATATCATCAATACCCAAACACTACCAGACAAAACCACATTTGTAACAACTCCAGATTGCCAGCAACAAGTAGGATATATCGTATATCCTGAAAATTCCGAAATACCAGCACATATTCACCAACCACAACATCGCGAACTCTCCAAAACCACCGAAGTACTAGTCGTCATATCTGGCCGATGCCTAGTAGACTTCTATCGCGAAAACAAAACCAAATTAGTCACACACCTATTAGAGAAAGACGACGTCGTTATAATCTTAGACGGCGGCCACGGCTTTCGCATGTTAGAAGATACAACATTCTTGGAAGTAAAACAAGGTCCATACCATGGCACATCAGAAAAAATCAACCTATGATCTCTGTCAATAACCCATTAATCGGAAGTCTGGAGCAACATAGCGTCTCCAACGCAGTACATTCAGGATGGATTGCGTCCGGCCCCAACATCGAAATCTTCGAGAAACGATGGGCTGCGTACTGCGGCAAGTCCAATGGAGTAGCCGTCTCCAACGGCACCTCTGCATTGCAACTAGCTGTAGAAGTCTTACAACTGCCAGAAGGATCAGAAGTAATATTACCATCATTTACAATCATCTCGTGCGCAAATGCCATCATCAAGGCCAATCTGCGACCGGTCTTCGTAGATGTTGATCCGGAAACTTGGTGCATAGATCCTAACCTAATCAAGCAAGCCATAACACCTAAGACCAAAGCCATCATGCCCGTACACATTTATGGGCATCCGGCTGACATGGAGAAGATCTGCAAAATAGCCGTTGAAAACGCCCTGTACGTGATCGAAGATGCCGCTGAGGCTCACGGCGGAGCTATTAAAGTAGGCCGATCCTGGAAAAAGTGCGGATCGTTTGGAGATGTGAGCTGCTTCAGCTTCTATAGCAACAAGATCATAACCACCGGTGAGGGCGGAATGGTCCTCACGAATATGTCGCATATCACCAAAAGATTACGAGGATTACGAAACTTATGTTTCGGAGAAGGGAGTGAGCGTTTCATCCACACCGGAATAGGCTATAATTATAGAATGACCAATCTACAAGCCGCTATTGGGTGTGCTCAACTGTCGCAAATAGACACGTTTTTAGTACGCAGGAAGGAAATTGATAGACTTTATCGGAAAGGACTCAGCGGTCTTCCGATAAAGTTTCAGAGCAGTAATGATAATATTCGCCATGCCCACTGGGTATTTGGTATAGTTAGTAATATAGACAATGCAACTCTTGGCGAGCGGCTGCTTAAGTCTGGGGTAGACACTCGCCCATTCTTCTATGGATTGCATAAACAGCCAGTATTATCGCAATATGCCACAACAGATTGTCCAGTTACTAACACGTTATCAGAGTTCGGACTGTATTTGCCGTCTGGACCTGCTCTGACTGATGCCCAAATCACCACTGTTTGTAGAGCTGTAAGGGATTGTTTATGATTTTTGACGAATTCTACTCAAAATACTATGACGTCTTCTGCCCAGAGATTGATTACGAGAAGCACGCTAAGCTTTTCAAGAAGATCACTACCAAGCACCTCAAAAGCAAGAAATTTAACGTTCTTGATATGGGCTGCGGTACGGGGTCATATACGAAGGCTTTCCTGGAATTGGGATGCAGCGTGGTCGGTGTCGATTTATCGCCGCATATGCTGGATATAGCCAGGGCGAAGTGCCGGTTTGGCGGCCAAAAGTCCAAATTCTATGTCGGTGACATTTCTAAAGATTTGAACTTCACCACTAATGCGGATATTGCCATCATTATGGGTGATATCCTATCGTATCAACTTGACAATGAATCTGCTTATAGCACTCTGGAAAATGCCTACGACAACCTCGTCAAGGGCGGTCTTCTGTTCTTTGAGGTCTGGTATGGGCCGTCTGTGCTTCGGGATGGTGCCAGCGTGTCAGTCCGGTCAAAGGAAACGCCAGACGGCACACTCGTAAGATATGCCAAGGGCAGCATCAACATCGAGCAGCAGAAATACACAACAGATTATAAGTTCTGGAACTGTGGAGACGGATCGGAATATACCAGTACGCACCACTTACGATTCTTCTTCCCGTTCGAATTAGAATTACTCCTGCAATGGTCGGGATTCGAATTATTATGTATCGGAGACATCGAGAATTATAAGAAGAAGCCGACCGGGTGGCACGCACTGGTAATAGCTAAGAAGAAGCGTGTTTAATATATGCTGTGAACTTTTTGAACAAGTCCATAGTATCATTATCACGCAGTATATCACTACCGATGCGTATTTCATAATGATACGGATTATGCATGAAATACCTCGCATGTTCGCAAAAGTATTCATGCAATTGTTCAGGGGTCATACTTCGCAATTCTTCAATTGTCATTTATGCACCATTGCGATAACCGTAATAGCCGTCCCATAAAATACCACAGCCAAAGCCAACCTCCATAACAAATTCCACCATCCAATAATCATACCAAACATTATTCTGTCGAAAAAATTATGCGATCCAACAAAATCCATGATTTTATCAAAACTTGTCGGATCATCAATATCTAAGACCATCTCTCCGCCGGGCATCGAACGGACACATGTCGTGCGAACGATTATGATAATGGGTTCATCGATTTTATTTCTGAAATAAATCCATCCCATTTCCCACGTCAAGTGTGGGTCAGACGCATCGCAATTGACTTGAGATGCTATGCCACGTTTTCTCAACATGTCTTGTATACCATATATCACAGAAATGTGAGTATATGTGGCATCAGTCATTTTCCAATCCTACAGTTCTGATGTATTCGCATTAAGTCTCTAACTATAACCAACACATTATCAAACGAGTCGTGATCAACAATATTGACTTTAAACTTATAGACGGCAAGATCAATGTCCTTGCAGCACCGCTCAAGGAACTGTTTGAATTCTCCGTGAATGGCGATTTCGAAATTCCCGCTGGCCGATTCGTAATAGATTACTATTACCCCGTAAATCTTTATCATATGATACTTTAAAGATTCAAACGGCGGCACTCTCGGAACATTTACATATTGGATATCAGCTGGGATATTGTTATCCAGCAGAAATAAATTCAGACTCTGCATAACCTGAGCATCATCCATTACAACCGCACCTTTACGGCGTTGTCAATTGTCCATGTATGGCTAGTATCAAAACATCGCATCGTAGAGCAATCGTTAATCAACCCCTGGATGGTCTCTATCAATATCTTCTGAAATTGTGGGTCCGAAAGCCAAACGACCACATGTACATCCGGAAGCTTACGCCTCTTGCGTCCATGTATCAACGCAGTCGATATGATCATCTCGTCGTCATTGAAATGCCAGTGCAATAAAGTCTCAAACGCACCACATGGTGCTTCAGAGAACAGCACTACACAGTACGCACTTGTATTGGTTGGAGGCAATACAGTCAGATATTGATACGGACGAACAGCCAGCCGCAAAGTCTCCAAAACGATGAACATGGCTAAATCAAGCGGCACGCAAGTTCTCCAAGTACGCGACAAGTTCATCGATCATGTTTGGATCGCCCAACCCCACTCGAAAGGTGCATGAATACTGTTTCCAGCGTTCGACATGACCAACAATTACATATTCGTGCTCAACCAGGATTGGAACATGATTCATATCATCTAGCACAAAGTATATCATGTCAGATTTGACACACTTTACACCACGTTCCAACAGTAATTCGAATATACTACAATATAATGCTTCATCGATCTGAGTAGTATCGTGACGAACAGCCCGCATCTGCGACTGTACACACGCCACAACCTGATCGATTTGACTCCTTTGAAGTGTCAAATTTGGGACAATATAACTAGGAGCAGAAACCTCAATAAAATCATTGCCAATACAAATATCATAAAATTTCGTATAGGCAGCCTTATCATTAGGACAAGCATAGGCACGTAGCCGCCAATGCAGTTTGTCCGCGTGTATCGCTGGCTGCAATTTCGCAAGAATACCAGCATTACGTAGATCGGCATACACACGACGGTACGCATCAGTGACGTGCTGTGGCGGGCGGATGAGCGGTGGCCTAGTAGTATCCATATACCATTGTGACCCACCGCTGCCATACGTAAATTACACCTCAGTGAGGCCGGACTGCTTAGCCCCATATAAGTCATCTACACACGGGTAATTAGCGATTATATCCGACAGTTTCGCACCCAGCACATCTTTAATATTCGATACAGAATTAGGATCAGCCAGTTCTGTCTTAAAAATTGTTTCGTCAGCATGTGATGAATGAAAATGCTTTTGAATAACCGTTACCACTCCTGATGCGGCAATATCTATAAACAACTCAGTCGTCATGTCGTGAGCGATTCTCAAACTCTGATTAGTATTAAGAAATAATGAAACATTATGGCACCAAAATTGGTCCACAGCCCACTCGTAAATGTCATTGAGAAAGGCGAAATCGACATCCACAACAACTGGATCTAGCTTATGAGCAGTCAGTCGTTTATTTTCCTGCAACGACAATAATAGCCTGCGAAACTCGTGATCGTCGCACATTTTGGCCCGGTCCACCCAGGCACAAACCAATTGCATATTCACAAGCGAATATGATCCGCGACGATTCTTGCGATTCAACGTAACAGTGCCCATGTCCGGAGCACCATACGTCATCTGCAGACCAGTTAACGCACAAAGCCCCTTTTGTGCACGCCACAGGTCTACAACTTCCTCATATGTGATATCCTCATCTGGATCGAAGTCATCGGCATGCATTATCTTGCAATACCGATTTCTCAGCATGTATAACAGATCATTAGACATTGTTTCGATAGTATCCATATCTATTTCCCGTACATAGCCCATTCTGGCGAGATCTTGACGAAAGCTGCCGAGTCGCCATTAACTCGACCCCACTCTTCATTCTCCATCTTCCACCCTTTATGATTATCGCCATCGTGATCAGGTTGTTTACCGTAATCGACCTGTTCGAGCCAGGCCAGGACGAAATCACACGCTAGTTTGGAAGTGAATGGAAATGGGAATGCTGTCGCATGCTTCGAAGGAAATTCATACAACACCATCGAATCAGGAATTGTTGGATCTGCACTCTCTATTATCTTATAGCCGATTATTGTCTTAGCCTTGAATAGCGAAAGAGCTATCCGAAAGTCTTCAGAGCCTTCTGATATGATCCTGATTTCGCGATTATCCATCTATGTCCCTTTGAAGTAAATTATCACGAACACAATGGCTACACTAACCAGACCAAATGCTAATGATGTGCCGCCTATGATTAGAACACGTTTGAGCATATCAAACCATGTCACAACCTTACCATACATGAACCTATCCATGAGATGGAACTTATTTGGACTGACATATTCAGCAATATCATCGAAGGCATTAGAATCATTAATATCGAAACGCCGCCGATACATCCTTGGCTCAATGATGCCTAAATCTATTAGCATCGATTCATCTAGAGATACTCTTAATTCTGCTATATATTCGTCCTTATACATATCATATGTGATCGTAGCCATTTCGCATTCGACTCGCCAAAATGGCTGGCCTGGAGGAAGTGTTATTCTTGGATTTGGATATTTGTATAAGACATCCGATTGTCAGTAAGCGATTTCGTAACGGCCCATAACATCTCATAGGCTACAGCCATGATCGGACTGCCGTTAAAGCTTTTTCAAACATGTCGGGGTCGGACAATTGAATTCTATGTCGCTCGAATCCAACACAACCGTCTTTCGCATGTACCGCATTAGTATGCGCCCTCACCTCAACCACGTCATCCGACAGTTCAATAGTCATCGCGTATATCAAACGCAAACTATTAGGACCACACGACTTTCCAAATATCGGAAACCTCTGAGAATCAATGGATTGGATTTTGTATACCAAATATTCCTGTTCACCTCTATGCTGGGCTACCAAACCATTGCCCCACAGGCAGCCACATACACCATTGGCTTCCAGAAACTCACTCACAACACATAAAATATCACGGCGCGGCATGGTTTCTGATTTTCTTGATAACATCAAGTAACTGATCGAAACAGTCCGGATCTGCCAATTGGATTAATATCGACGGATAGTGTTGTGAAACCACCATAATCATGCCGTCATCTAATATAATACGAATTATACGTTGATCGATATCGATTGTGATAATTGAGATATCATCACGAATATTTGAATCAACTTCGGGATATGTGGTCGTTGTGATCCCATTATCATTCAGTAGTCGACTTATGGATTCCAATAGCATGAAATTCTTCAAATGAGCCACTTCCTTTTCTAGTTCCAGAATGCGGTTATGCTGCCTGGCGATTTCACCCTGTTTATCGTCACATTTGTATGATACAATATACTTGTGATATGAATTAGCATCAGATACCAAGCAGTGCATCGCTCCCATTATCTCAAAGTCTTCACGTTCATGATACTTTTTATACTTATCATAACAAGTCTTGATTTTGACTAAAACCCAGTCAAACGTCTTAGCCTTATCAACCGGATCAATCACGCCGACGCCTTTCCAATAACTTCACACCATATTCAACAACACTGTCGACACAGTTTGGATCGCACACATTAAAATACCCAGCGTCAGACTTATATCCATCATAACACACAATAATTGTTATATTGCCTGCTATAGTCCACTTATCTATAGACAACACAATACTATTATCAGAAGCCTCATTTATAATCAGACCGTTCACAAGCATATGTGATGATACGGGATATTCGAGGCTGTTGAACCTCTCCGCAAAGTGTTCCAGAAGAGCCGTTTCGATGTCAGAGTTCAACATAATTGCTCCTAGGGTAACAATTTCGAATGGCTGTATACACCTTATCGAATAAGTCAGGATCGCTCAGGTATACTTTAGTAGTATTATCATATGGGTGGTCCATATGATAGCGGCCATTTTCATAACTCCATCCCCAAACAATGATGCACTCATCAGTCGCAGTCACGCGACAAATCTGTTTGCCACCGGGACCCCAAACAGAAGATATTACATCGATATTATATGGATAACACTGGTGCTGTTCGCATGTAAGCACATGAAAATAGTGCCATTCCACTCTTTTACCATAACTATATATTGGACACGAAAATCCACCAAAATTTTCTCGTACGTGTTCTAATACTTCCCTAAGCATGGTGAGAACGCGGCATCGCCTGAGTCATCTTGTTCAATCTTATCCAGATCAACATTCGTATTCCTTCTAACAATTTATCAAGAGAATCTGGGTCGCTTAAATCAAATGTTTGAATTTTATCCTTGATCCTACCGACCATCGGTTTATCATAATGTATCAAATGTGCAAACTGCAAAGACATGGTCACAGAACAAGCATGCTTGCCAGATTGGAAATCTTCCTCAGAAGCGAAGATTGATATGGTCGCATTGGTGTACATCACGGCAGTAACGCCATTGGCTTTGATAAAATCAAAGACAGTATTAAAAACATCATTCTGTGCGTTCATATTACACCATCCTTGATAAGACCGATCGTCAATACCACTCGTCGCAAATTCACCTCTAAGACACAGCGAGATGCTACATCATTAATAGTCTCTAATAACTCATCAAGGAAATTCGGACTACTAAGATCTATACGAATACAATCGAAACAATATGTCCCTGTTTCATCAATAAAATCAAAAGACACAACACACACAGCCTCTACCAACACAACACAACATCGTACTCCGCCACGCACAAACTCTTGACCAGTTGCTGGCCCCAAAGAAGACAGTTGCGACTCGGGATCTAAAACTAAAGCAGCATTACTTAGTGTGTGGATATTTAGACCACTATTGATCATAAAATCGATAATTACATCAAGCATATTGAAAATCTCTATAATTTTCCAGTAGCTCAGCAAGTTTTTCGAAGAAATCCGGATCACACATATCCAAACACAAGCAAGGACTATTGTGATCATAATGCGGAGACACCTCTACCGAAGTCTTCACGATAGTAATATAAAAGTAGTTCGGTGGCTCATTTATGATGAATACTATAGACGGCTTGTTGATCTCCCAGTCATTGGCCCATGAAGCCACACTATTAAATCTAGTCTTGAAACCCAGCGATCTCAAAAATCTCCGCAGCAAAAAGTGCTCAGCAGGAATTTTATAGTCACCCAGATGTTCAAATAATATGGACTCATCTAGATCCATAGCATCTAACGTATCCAGTTCAGTATTCAATGTCCTGGCGATCCACTCATTCGCATTGAAATCCATTTTCCTACTACTCCTAGCAAGGACTTCTACATTAGAATATTGTTCATTTAACTTGTTTTGAATAATATCCATCAGATTCTAAAAGCCACAACCGAAATTTGTTAAGACACTCCGGATCGGACAGTTCAATGAGATAAAACAGCCGCATACGCGGATTCGTGCTCTTGTTATTAATCTCTTCGCATATTATATACCCTCCGATGATAAAAACAGCCCGTTCCTGAATACAGTGCTTAATATTATCAGTAATCGGACACAAAACATACCAAACGGTAAGTTCAATACCATTATCAAAATCGTGAATACTAAGTTCAATCTGCTTACCAGGAGCTAATAACTGATCTTTCAAAGTCGAAAAAATTTGATGCATTCTGATTGAGCCACCCACACCACATACCCGAATATCAATAGTACATCCGACGAGCATCGTAGCAATATACTCACTATGCACATTCCTCACACGTGTAACAACCAAATTCTCACTAGTGATCTGTTGAGCAATCGCATTAGCAACAGTAAGATTATCCATTAATCGCACCAGCAGCATAACATATAACCGACCACAACTTCTCAAAACATTCAGGATCAACCAACGGCACGCCCCCGCCAGCCTTGGCATACGGCCCACCATATTTTATATCACCTCCAACTATCCTAACATTAATAACTATAGCACTTTCAGTAAAAAGAATACCAATATGATCTCTTGCAGCATCTTCATACCTAAACATTCTAACAGCGACACTAGCCCCTTCATATTGAGACAACCACTCACACAATATTTGAAGAATGTCAGTAGCCATATCCCAACTTCGCACAAACCGTAGTTAATACCCTATCAAAGCTATCAGGATCGCTAACCGGAATCCTGGTAGACACTACTTCATCAAAAGTCTTAACCCAAGTAGACTTATAAACCATAAAATCACAACCAATAATCCATACAGCCACTTCAGCGTCATCAAACGATATCGAAATAGCTGCAACAGTTGATGACTTTTCGATCAAGGATTCCGGCGATTCATAGTCTGGATGATGAAAATTAATAACAAGATCAACAGCAGCACTATGGGTTAACCATTCATGCAATGCACATAGAATGTCATAATCCATCATGTCCAACCATTTTACAAATACTTATCCACACTTTTTCAAAGCACTGCGGATCGCATAAGGCAACTTTAACAATAGTATCATGATCACACAGCCCAGTTTTATTAGCGTAATAATCAGCCACAACATTGTCGAAGGCAGAATAACCACATACAACATCACCACTACTAACACACACCTTGACCACTCGATCAACGCCACACGCCATAATCACGTCGCATTCTTGTAAGATTCTGGTAACGACAGAAGAAAATGGCTTCTTCTGACACTTCGCATTACGCGACTTCAGCCACATAAAAACCATATTAAAAATCAGCACATCATCAGGCATTGTTAGGCCAACCCCAAAACTTCTCTGGATCATGACGAGCGATAATACATCTCACCACTTTATCAAAAAATTCGGGGTCAGCAAAAAGAAAATCGAGATATTTAAACTCTTCTAATAATTTATCTTCGTATCGCAATTTAAGCACACTATCACCACAAGGGACGCTCAATTTAGCAACATACCCACCACGCCCATCGATCTGTTGGCTAAGATTATAAACGTGCACATGATAAACCCCATCAGGTGTTAAAGAATATGCATCCCCAAGCATCTTCTGCAATTCATCGAATATAGCCGCAGCCAACTTCTCAGAGTCAGTTGACTTACGGATACGTTTGGCCATATTAATCATTTTTCACGCTTTCGATATACGCGGCAACATCATCTTGAAACCGCAATCCTAACAACTCCGGAACATACCGCCATTCACCATCAATCTTGACATTCTTTCCAGACACTTCTGACAAGATCCCGTGCGAAACACGAACAAATCCCCTGAACCTATCCAGTACCGTGTACCAACACAGCCGTTTTCCAATCCCAGACCGCAGTTCAGATATTTTCATGACCCCAGCCCTATAAGTAACCGCTTATGGTATTCTGTCAAGTATTTGACAATATTATCAAAACACTCTGGATCACTCAATTCAAAACGCTTAGAAAGCCGCGAATTAAAGCCATCAGTCTCATCGCCATACATAGCATGCACTACAACGCTGGCATCTCTATACACTGTAACATGAGCGAATTTCGCGAACAGACCCATGCCAACATAAAGAGTAGATTCACTTCCTCGGGCGTCCGTATTATGTGTATGACTTGTAAACCCATTTGCATTCAATATCTCATTTATGCACTGCAATATATGCCGCACCTCACTGAAGTAGAGCATGCAACCTCTTAATATATTCCACTAGTTTATGGAAGAAATCAGGATCTGCTAGTTCGAACCCCACTGCCCCCAATGAAGCAGAGCCAGTAAATGGCTCCACCTCGACAATGCCAGTGGTATAATGAAAGGCAATCAAACAGATTACTGGAAATCCTGTCCCAGCACGCACACAGGCATTCGAAGACCACTCTTCACGCATGCGCAGTGACAACCCATCCCCAAGCAGCCGCCGCAACTCGGCGAATACGTTCAGAGCCAGGATATCACAAGGCAGCAGACCAGCAGGAGCATTGTTCACAGACTCTCAACAATCCTATGCATTGCCGCGATAGTATCATCATTAATAACCCAATAGTTCCCATCTTTGGGTAGCAGCTTGACACCATGAGACTTCAGCGACTGTCCCATGATATCGCCGACGCTCCGAGCTAAGCCATGAGAATCCATGGCATTGGGATTGCGGTCCCAGTAGTGCCCCTTTTGCTGTGCGATGATGGCTTCGGCGATATCCCCAGAAGTCACATACAGAGAATCCTTACCACCAGACAGCTTGTACTCGACATGCAACTGAACAACAGTCGACACAGCCACCGTAGTATTCTTACGCATCCGCCGCCGAGTTCTTTGAGCCAGCATACCATTCTCCCGAAAATTGAAGAAACCATCCCCAGACACCACACCGCAAATACATGAACGATAAGACATCGCCTCAGGCATTGTACACAGCAAAATACTCGTATCCAACCTTCTGGCGAGGGTGACGACGGCTTTTAACAGGTATCACAGCAGTTGGTTTCCTTATACTAGTAAAATCATCTAGCGTCTTTTGATCTAAGTAGAACGCCCCAACCATATTCCCCAATTTTCCTAAAAATGGCTCTACGAATTGGGAAACCCAATCTTCACGATGTTCGAGACGATGCAATTGATCACCACCAATATATTCTTCAATATCATAAAATGGTGGACTAGTAAGCACAATATCAGCATCTGGCCAATCATGAGCTAAGCAATCGATATTATGCAGGTCACTATCACATCCTATATAATCTGATAATTGTTGTAATCCACTATATGTGAGATCTGACAGCTCACACCCAGAGTATCGCATGCCATCAACATGGGCTGCTAATAATCTACTCCCCCATCCACAGCACGGATCGAAAAATAACTTTCCTTTTGGATCAGGTAATAACTTTCTAATAATATGCCGAGCCAGTCCAGTCGGAAAATGGCTAGTTCTTGAATATGCTCCAGGAAATAAAAACCATATCTCACGTAATAATCGCTCTAATGTCAGACCATCACCTTCGCTTATAGACTGATCTAAACCACGATAGATGACCCATGGATCGCTCATTGCATCAATCAATGTTAATCGATCATTAGAACGCACTTTGTAGAAGTGCTCGTGAAAGTGTGTGGTAATGATCCTTCCGGCCATTGGTCCACCAGGTGTCGCCACTATTTCATTATTCCTAGTATAGAGATTTAAGTTCTCCGACTTCAATCGCGTTAAGTCCAACTGCAGTTCTGTATCTGAATATGTCATTGGTTTCCAATTATCAACTAATTGTAACGTAATATCATGTTTCAGAATTTCTAATATAATGGATGGAGTATTCTTGATAATTGATGATGGAATATTGTATCTATTGCCAACTTGCCACCCAGGATCGATTCTAGATCGTGCTTTACAATGGGCTATATCCTGCATCGATGAGACAAGAATGAAATTTGATTTATGCTGTGATAAGTATTGAGTGGCCGCAGCGATTTTAGATTGTTCCTTCTCTTGTTCTAACAAATGCTGATTCTTGCATTCAATATATGTAGTCAGACCATCTGTCCATGTCACTCGAAAATCAACAATAAAATTATGCAGAGTGCCATTGAACATATACGGAATAGCTAGTTCTTCATATCCCCATGACTGCACTATTTCCAAATCATCGAGCAATTCAGCAATAGCAAGCTCCCATGACGAAGCTGGATATATAAATTCTCCATTCGCACGTTTATAAACATGTTTTTTAGCATTACATAATCCAATTTGACACAATTTGGTAATTCGTTTAGATTGTTCTTCCCTACGGATAGGATCAGACCAAATTAATTTGGCTTTTTCAGTAATTTGTTTGACTTTTTCGGATATATCACCACTTGTCCAATATTTTGTTCCATGAAAGGCTCCGGATTCTGTGCAAACCGCCTTGGCCTCATCAGTATGTCTTCTACCATAAAATGGGTTCATAACACCACTAAATTGTTCTTTAGCAGATCGATCCTGGAAACCATAATGAATAATAGTTTTATACATAGCTGCCCATCCGCATTGAGCTTTTGCCGCACACTTATCAATCGACCATCCCAAATCAATATAATGTTGTTGTATCCATTCTTTGGTAGGGCGTTTGGCCAAATTATTCATAGCTTCTTTAAGTGAACGTCGTTTAATTCCAAATCGTTCTAAAGAACCAACTATTCGACTATTACTGACACCTATCTTTCTAGCGATAGTTGGAATACCCAACTGTTGTGTATTATAATGATCATTTAACCATTCATAATTATCCCAAGTTTCATCAGGCAATAATTGAGCTAAAGTATCATTTGTTTTAATCCGCGCTGTTTTTCCAGCTAATGATCTAGACCAATAAGCGATTGTCCCAATATCGACACCAGCTAATTTAGCTTTGTCACGCTTAGTTAAATGGCTATGAGCATCCATCCACTCTTTGGAAAAGCATGGGTGGCGATGACTTATAATAAGATCTTGTTTTTTAAACAATCTCGATAATGAAGTCATGCTGATCCCAGTTCTATCAGCGATATCTTTAAGAATTGCTCCTTGTTGTCTCAACACGATTGCTAACTGCTGACTTTCAGTCATTTTGTTTCCATATTGTTTAGACAGTTTACGACCGGTTTGTGTGGCGATGTCTTAAAGCAAACAAATACATGGTTAAAAACTAATACAGCATCATATTAGTTTTTAACCATGCGAAAAATAACGTTCTATGTTGGTTTTTTACCATATATACATACGAACAAGGCCCACGGAACTTTCCGTGGGCCTTGTGATCATGTCAATGGGAAGAAGCTATTACAGGTTCGACACCGTAATAACTCCGTAGTACAGCCCGCCATCCTCGATAAGTTTCTTTCCGTACCGGCACATGACGCCCTTGTTCGGTGTGAACGAGTTGGGGTCGATGACGGTTGGGGTGCTGAGGAGTGGGATATATGGAGCGTAGAAGTATCCGGCATCCAGTACTGAGTTCCCCTTGAAGCCCATGAGGATTTTGCAGTTGGGGAAGAGGGGATCTTTGTAGATCTTCATCTTGCCCTGGATGGTTCCGATGTTCATGATGCCGATGTCCACCCCTTCGGTGGTGAAGGCATCCGAAGCTCGGAAGTCGTTCAGTTGCTCGTACTTGGAGGCGATGTCGGCGGACATGACCATCCAGTTGGCGGGACCACGGAGGGTGACCCGGTGGATGATGTTCGCGACTTCGAGGGTCTTGTACATCAGCGCGATGTTACGGTCGGTGAAGTTGACCGAGGCTCCGGCAGCCGTGGCGAAGTTGTGGTCGGCACGGATGGCGGCGGCGATGATGAGGTCGTTGATGATTTCACGGTCGATTTCCGCAACCATTTCATCGGCCATGAGGTCGGTGAGGGTGGTTTCGGCATCGATGTTGTGAACGGCCTTCAGGTCCTGGGCGGCTTCCAAGCTCCAGCTAGTCTTGAGCTTGCGGGTGATGGCGGCGACAGAGTCACTGTCGATTGAGAGGGTGACTTCGGGCTGGAAGGGGTTGGATTCCAGATCGTATTCGTAGTTGACGCGGGCGATTGCTCCGGTGGGGAACGAGCCAGCGGACAACTTGATCTGGACGGCACCGGTGGAGTGGTTGAAGGCGGTGGCCCCAGCCGTTACGGTGTCGACGGCGATGGTGTCGGTGAACTCGGTGCAGTCGCCGATGAGGACGACGTCTGGAGCACCGTCGGAGTCGAAGCTGACGCGGAGGCAGGGGACAGCGTCGTCGCAGTTGGGGCTGGCATCGTCTTCGGTGGCGAAGGCTTCGACGACTACCGTCCCAGCGAGGACGGGGCGGTGGGCGAGGGTGGCGGAGATGGTGTTACCGCCGCTGACCGTCGCACTTTCGCCACGCACTTCTTGGGACGAGTAGTAGGGGTCCAAGGCCCAGCCGTTTTGACGGGCGTAGCCCTGGCTGGTGTTCTGCCGCATAATCTGCGTTCCAGCTACCGTCTGACCCTTGGAGAGGGCGTAGCGGTAGCGGATGTAGAAGATGAGGCTGGCGGGCTGGCTCATCGGCTGGACGCCGACGAGGTTGTCGCCGATGAGCTTGGAGTAGCTCTTGCGGATGAGGGGGAGGGCGAAGCGGGTGAAGTCCGCGATGTTGGCGGTGGTGGTCTGGTCCTCAAACAGCATGGAGCGGTTTTCGGGGGACCACGCTTTGTACTGGTTTTCCAGCACGGCAGCCATCATGCCGAACTTGCTGGGGGCGATTTCGCGGCACTTGCTGAGCACCGGGGACCATTTGGCCACGGTCTGGTTCTTCTTGCTCTCGTGGAGCACCGCCGCCCGGTGGAGGTCGGTTTCTTCGGTCATCGTGCGGCGGACGCCATTCGCACTTTCGGTGAGGTGGCGGCGCTGGGCACGCTGAGCGGCTTGCGTGGGGGTCGAGAAACGGGACGAGTTGCGACTGGGCAACATAAAAGTATACTCCGTAGGCGTGTGTTGTGTGGGAGAAGGACTCGATCTTATTCGTAAATCGCGAAATTATACGAGATCTTCGTCCATTGAGTTAGCGACATCTTCGACTCCGTAGACCCGCTTGGGGGTAGAAGTCGGCGGATTCTGGCGACCAACTGGTGCCCGTCGGTCTTGGTTTTCCACAATCGTGGGGCGAGTGGTGGTGGGAGAGCCGTTTCGGCGTTGGCCGTCGATGCGAGCGGAACTGTTAGAACGGTTCCGATTCTCGGATACTGGGCGTTGGCTGGGCGCTGACCGACTCGCCTTGAGGCGAGCGTTTTCGGTGGTCAGTGCACGGTTCTGCTTCAGCACTCGTTCAGCGATGGCAGTTTGCCGATTAGCAACTTCGATCGCTCGATTCTTATCTTCGGCCAGTTGCTGGATTTGCCGCTTGGCCTTCTCCACAGCCACAATTGTTTGACCGTTCTGCCCGCCATTCAGCTCTACACCTTCAAGGGTGGCGCGAAGTTCGCGGAGCTTGGCTTGGGCCGCAGTCTCTTTGATGGCCGATTGCTTCATCAGGTGAGCATCAATCGCGACCGCCTTCGTCTCGCAGAAAATCTGCAAACGACGAGAGAGTTCGCGTTTATGACTTTCAGTTTCTTCCAGGCAGATCTTCTTAGCCTGTTCCACCTTCGTGGTGTATTCGGCTTCGAACTGCTCACGAAGAGTAGTCTTGTATTCATCCAAGGTCTGGATTACTGCTTCGGCTAATTCCGGCTTACAGCCGGTCTTTTCCAGTAACGCCTTGAGCTTGTCCATGAAATCTACTCTCCGGTGACTATTTCGAAATATTTTTGACTGGAATTGAAAGTCTTTATTATGGTTGGTATACCAATATCTTTGCACAACCACTAATGTGTTTACTTACATAACATGATGGAAATGATTAAAGAACTTGTAGTACAGGAATTAAACGCTCTAGGGATATGTTCATGGACAGATTTATACGATTCACATAAATTTGTTATTATGATAGTCATACGATGGGGACGTACCGCCGAACATCCATGGATACCATGTGATCCGAAACAAATAGTCGTTCGTAGCACGATTGTTAAATATACAACAAATCAGCATACAATAGAGTATGAAATAAACGATCCCGAATTCCCAGACAACATGTGCGATGACATCCGCAGAGACAACATGGCATTTTTGGATATCAACAAATGTTGAAAGAACTCAGCGAAGTCATATTATCGCACGTACAACAGCTATTTCCAAACATCATCATAAATAGCAACCTTAATAACATCATCATAGATAGCAATCTTAATAAGATACCATATGTTATAGCATGGACTAGAGAAACTGAACGACGCGATCTAAAAACAAGATATGTAGAATATAGCATAGTCATAAAAGAAGATGAAGTTATCTATAATATATGTGGGGTAATGATTAAGATATATGAAATTTGTGATCCAGAATTCCCAAATAATCTATTCAAAGAGTTAAATGGGTTCGAATTAGAGCACGAACACCGAATAATAGACGTAAACACCCTAATATTTTATGGGTGGGATATAGGAGCAATCAATATCCAACTTATGACCGATTTATAGAAATTACGACCGTCGAGTTCGAAGCTTGTTCACAGATCTGGTTTGAGTCACCGGAAAGTTGATCCGCTTCTTATCGAGGCCGAAATATTTCTGGATCTCTTCCACCAGCATACTATCGTATACTTCCGGAGAGAACTTATTCCGGCTTTCCTTGATCGGTCGCAAACGCTTGGTCAGCCCCTCCTGAATATTCAGAATGGCTCCCGACACGCTCGGCTCAGCTACCGCATCCCACGTCACGAAAGCATATCCAGGCATAACCCGGTAGACTTCATGACCATCACGTTCCGAAACCTGCATGTCGCCCACACCGCGTGAGGAAATACCCACACGCATCTTGTGTTCGAAAAGGCCACGCAGAGCAGCACCACACGGAACCTTGTGCAAGACCTCAGCCTCGCCGTACACCTTCTTCCCTTCCATCCAGACTTTCGTCATAAGATGGCTGACACGGTCCAAATGGATCTTGGCGTCCACTGGATGGTCAAATTCGCCTGGCACAGCCCGGTTGGCGATGTCTTCTTGGATTTGGCGAACGGCTGGCGTCAGAACTTCTGATGTCGAGTAGTACCGACCATTGGCGTTCTCTTTGTCGCCATTCTGGATGAGACCAGTTACACGCATCACGGGCATTTCACGCCCATATGCGTCTTCTCTCATCACATCCTTCTTATCCATCACCTGGAATGGGAAGGTATCGCTGATCATCCGCAAACCGGCTGGGATAACACCGGTTTCGGCGATCATGGCTCTGTTGATCTGGACGAATCTGTCGCCCATGTCAACGCGAGTCGTTGGAGTTCGGCGGCTGATGATACCTGGTTGTCTCATGATTACTGGTCGCTCCCCTTCTTGGCGGTGGGCGGGTTAGTCCCAGACCCATCGTCCACCTTTAATTCCGGACCGATGTCCGCCAGCTTGTTACCAGCTTTTCCAGGCATTTTTGAAGCTGGAATTTCACGACGATCGTCCTTGACGTGCTTAGTATACTTGGCACTGGTTGGGACGGTCACATCTTCATCTTCGAACATTCCATGTTCGTCTTCGTGTCCGCCACCGCGTGCTGGAGGAGCCATCTGGCGAGTAGCGGCACCAGCCAGATCGGCTACCGAGCCACTATCTGGCTCTTCGCCGCCACCGACAGGCCCTTCGCCGCCGTCCGGTCCTTCAAAGTCCGGCATGGCTTCGCTATCGCCACCCATCTCTGGAGGACCTTCTTCACCACCAGTTTCAATGGAGTCAACTGGGGCCATTCCGTCTTCCGGAACCTCATCCCCCATTTCCTCGTCACCCATGCCCATCTCGTCGCCCATCTCTTCATCGCCCATCCCAGGCATGCCATCCTCTTCACCCATGCCACCCTCTTCCACTTCGCCAACCGCGACGTCAGGCGTGACTTCCACACTCAACGACCCGTCTGGACCAGTGGTGATCTTGGCAATGGCTTCCGACAACGCCTGGTCTTCACCGTCACCGATGGGGCGGAGTTGCTCGATGGATTCGGCCAACCACGTGACGAATTCCCGATCATCCCCTTCGACCATATTCGCCGAAGCGTAGGCCGATTCGCGAATGTCTTCCGGGATCGGAATTTCTACTTGACCGTCTTCAGACAAGATAATCGGTTCGACGTCTTCAGAAGTTCCGTGGTCGAAGATGAATCGCACACCAGCCATCTCACCGAGAATAGCATCATCCTGGCCGCGTGCAGCCCACTGAATGCCCTCATTGATGGCCTGTTGGACTCTCGCACGGCCTTCGTGCTGCTGGTTCTTGTAGCTCGTCTTGGCAAAACCGCGACGCTTCATCCACGGACCGCGATGCTGATCTTCGGCGACGCCCTCGTCGCAATCGTCATCGCAATCTTCGGAATCTTCGGATTCGTCGTCTTGCTTGCCTTTCTTCCCAAACGGAGCAGCCGCTCCGGGGAACGGCAGCTTTGACTCGTGGAAGCTGGTGATAACCTGCTCCAGAGCCTTGGGCATTTTTCCGGCTGGAATTCGCAGACCCAGAGCATTGATACCGGCCTTAGCCATACTCTCGAGGTTCAGAGCCAGACCCTTCCCCTTGAGCTTGTGCTCGGTAGCCAGACGATGCATGATCTGGACGACCCGATAAATGTCACCCTCGTCGGTCAGGACAGGAGCACCATAGTCGAAGGCCCGCAGGCTTTCGGCAGCCACCTTACCGACCCGACGGAATGCGTATGGATCGCTGCTTTCTTCCAATTCACAATCATCATCAGGCATGTCGTCATCATCTTCGGTCTTCATTTCGAAGTGATTCGGACGAGACTCGGCCAAAGGTTTCCCCTTGCGTTCCTTACCTTGCATCAAAGGCTGTTGGCCAGCTTGCTGGGCGGGAGCGGGAGGAGCAGCGGGAGGAGCAGCAGCGGCCCCACCACCCAGGAGGGCGTCAAGGTCCTCTTCGCCCTCACCACCCATAGGATCGTCTTCGCCGATTCCACCGAGATCGTCGTCCAACCCACCGAGGTCGTCCGCACCTTCTTCAGCAGCGGAGCTGGAACCACCGATTTGGATGAGCGGCGAATTGATGTTGATGACTGGGGCACCGCTACCTTCGCTAGGTTCGACATCCAAGCCGCTATCGGCCACGCCACCCGCACCAGCACCCATGCCAGAATCAGTACCGGGCATCTGATCAAAATTGCCCAGAGTGTCGGTAGCCGACAGTTCTTCCTGAATGGTGGCGATGAGGTCTTCAGCTTCGTAGATGGCAGCGTCATCGAAGTCCTGCTGCTGCAAACGACTGATGAGGCCGTTCAGCTTGCCGGACAAGTCGTGCGATTCACGAATCTTGGGAGTCTTATCCCGCAGCGATTCAAGAGTGGTAGCCAGTGCTCCAGCCGCCACTTCCCGATTGCTGATAGCTTCGAAAATGAGGCTCAGGAACTTATCCATCGCCGCGTCGAAGTTCTTGGATTCAGCCAACCGGTGCACGTTCTCAGACAGCACTGGATGCTCAGCAGCCTTGGCGATGTTGTGCCATTCCTTGACGATTTTGGCCTTGTTCACCCGCATATTGGTGCGATGGAACAGCGTAGCCGTGTCGTCACAGAGTTGCTGATTGAACACGCCCTGGGTCGCGAGAGTGTTCTCGACGAGCGTCTTGACCTGTCCGCTCGTAAGCATCGTGAATTCTTCCATTTCATCCAGAAATGGAGAAATCATGCTGACGGCTTCTTCGATCTTGTTCTCGGAGATAAGTCTCGCCACTTCCGTAATGCGAGCCTGGAAACCTTCCGACCAGTAGGCATTGGAGGCCGCGTCTCGCATGCGGCGAGCGATGAGTTTGCGGCCACCCCACTTGGTCACCGGCAGCCTGAACTTTTCGCCGTCATCGAAATATCCGGCGACGACGCTGCCGTTTTCGACAATGACTTTGTCCCGCAGAGATTCGACAATGACAGCCACCAGCTGATCACGTACGTCCTCGCCGACCATGGTGGGCGATGTGATACTGATGTTTCTGGTGACATTGTCCTTGCAGCGAACCACTCCCGATGCCGGAATGGCCCGACCAGAGAAGCGGTGAGCCTTCATTTTGTCGAAGGCCACGCTCATTTCGCGTTGGTTATTGGCAGCCAGAGCCGATACGAGCCGTGTACAAGACTCGCTAAACAGACTCTGCTTTTCGCCCTCGACGATCTCGATGGGGCGAATATTGGTGATGGTCACCTTCCCGTGACTTTCACGAGCATGCTCAGCAATCAGATAGTTGTGAGTGTTCACATCTTCGATAAAAAGCTGTTTGGCATGCAGAGCGGCTAATCGCCAAGTCTTGCCCGCCTGCAGACCCATCTGCTGGACACGCTCTTCAAAGAAGGCAACGCGAGACTGGGCGGAATCATTGAGAGCACCCAAAAACCGTCTACTATCCATACTGACGGCATTGGAGGTATTCTTCGTGATCATTACGTACTCCTGATATTCTATCGCCGCGTGTAACTATTACTAGTTTTGACACAAAACCACAAGTTAACCACGCGATTTACAAGCCACTGATCGTGGATGTTGGAATATCACTAAATTGGATCTCATCGTCCAAGTCTTCTTCGACGATGCCACCAACAGTGATAACATCCAAAACTTCCTTGATAGCCGCATTGCGAAGATCCGTTGGAACGGACCACTCCACAAGCAAGCCATGGTCATCATTCGGATCATGAATGGCGTCTGAAGACGAGACAACGGTCATCGACAGACCATCCAATTCTTTGCTTTCCAATAAGTGATCGAAACCACTTATAAACTCGCGATCATCGGCAGTAGACAACTTACCAGCACGTTTTGCCCAACGTTCAACCAGCTTGATTCTGGCAGCCTTCGAACGCTCCTTACGCATCTCCACCAACAACCTATTAGCAGCCGCCTGATCAAACCCTTCCAAAGGTGGTTGCGGCAACGGTTCAGCATCCTGCGGCACAGTACCATCAGGAGGCGGAGGCTCCATCTGAGTTGGGTCCATATCTCCGCCAAGCGGTTCAGGCATATCATCGCCAGGCACATCCAATCCGCCAGGCATCCCGCCACCAACACCACCCTGCGATTCCGTTTCTTCAGCGTCTTTCAATTCTTCAATTTCGTCAGGAGACAGATCAGTAAAATGCGTTACAATCCATTCTTTGGGGAACCATCCCAACTCCTTCAGATCAGACATAACACCCACACGGGTCTGCCACGTCTCGATCCTATACAGTTCCTCCATGGCACTGGTAGCCGTAAGGGCAATTTCAAAGCCCTTCAAATCCTCAATGCTGTAGCCACGCAGAGCCAAATGAACAATAGCCACCTTGCGTAGACCGGAAGCAACCTCCCGCTGAACCCACTGCACAGCCTTGGCAAATTCCGAGTGCGACTGGGACAGCGACTTCTCACTAGCCTCACCACCACCCTCACCGATACCCACACGGGCAAACGGGATCTTGGTAGGAGCAATCATCTTCTTCTTGAAGTACTCAATATCCTGAATCTTATCCATATTCTCGCCGCCCGGCAAAGTGTCAATATCCGGTCCGGTACCGTCACTACGACGAGGGAGAAAAAAGTCATCCTCTTGAATAAGCGGAGAATATCGTTCATCAAATGAGCCAGTAGTCGGATTATAGAACCGCTGCCGTTTGAAAGTTCTGGCAATCATCTGCATATAGCCAGGCACTTCCATCGGAGCGATATTTCCAACAGGTATCGTAAACTTACGCTTTTCAGGAGCACGAGTAATACGATAAATCAGAGCCGCATCTTCCATCAGACGCAACTGCTTAAAAGCCTTACGGCCCCCGTCAATAATACTCCTGCCATACGGATGATACAAGTTTTCGAAGCTTGTCAACCGTAAGTGCATGGTCTGCCACGGATGCAGAAACTGCGGTTTCGGCCACAGAGCATCCATGTAGAAGAAACCGATCAGGTCTCCGAATCGTGTCTCCACTCTGGTAAAATTATAAACATTCATAAACTTCAGTGCAGAGACACTGCTGCGGTGCTGGTCTAGAACTATTTCATATGGCATATCGCCATACTTGCACAAGTATCGTATAGTTGGGCGGCAATAAGTATCCCACTGTAGAACGTTAAAGAAAAGATCTTCTAATTCTCGTTTGAGTCGTCGGTTACGGGCACGGATGATCAGCGTATGCTTACGTTCCGGATCTACCAGACTCCCCTCATCCGCATACAAGTCAAGGGCGAGAGAAATCTCGCCCGTATTGTCCATAAGCTCGTAATCCTTATATCTCTCTAAGCGATTTATCTGGAGGTTTGTCTGATCTAAAATCGCAGATTGCGAATTAAAGTCTAAGAAGTCACCACCAGCCGTCAACCGATCCAGCTGTGATTGATCTTGATAAACTCGTTCTACCTGATGTACGCGACCTTGCCGAGTCATCGCTCGGATTCTGTCGAATACTAACCAATTACTAGGCATATTGTTCTCCGATGTATTATATTTACGTCCATCAGTAAAGGCATTTTATGGCAATTGACTGGGTAGAGACTGAGAAACAATTCGGATATACAAGTAGCCTAGACCTGAAAGGGAAAAGGCCGAAGGTTATTTGTAAGTGTGATAATTGTGAGAAACGCGAGACAATAACTGTCAGAGTAAAGTCTAAAGTGATTAATAATGATATGACATGGAAATGCTATTCATGCATCGGAAAAGAACGTAGTAGTGAAATTTCTGCACAATTGTTGAAACAATGGGAAGACACCAATTATGCAGCTAATATAACTAATAATTCGTTAAAATTGTGGAAAGACATAGATTATAGGAAGCGTCACAGTGCGGCTGTGAAAAAGGCCATGCTAAATGTTGATATGAGCCATTACTTGAGAGAACGATATAAGGACCCAGCAGAAAAAGCCAAAGTAAAGGCTTCCGCCATAGAATTGTGGAAGAATGAGGCTTTCCGCCTGAAACACAAATTGATTATGAATTCTGATGAAATTAGGTCAGCAATTAGTAAAGAGGCTAGAGCACGCTGGAAAACTATAGCATACCGCGAAAAGATGGCTGACATTAGAAGCAATCAGCAGCAGAATATTTCTGGCATACAACAGATGCTGTATACATTATTGGACGATTTGAATATTGATTATCACAAAGAAGGTCCATTGACCAAAATTGGATATTATTGTTTCGACTGTTTAATTCCAACTAATAATTTATTAATAGAGTGTCAAGGTGATTATTGGCACTCGTTAAAAGTCGCTCAGATGCGGGATAAGCAAAAGTTCACATATATTACGAAGTATTTTCCACAATACAAAATAGCATATTTCTGGGAGAGAGAATTTTATCAGGACAACAGAGTGATTTCTAGGCTAAGATCATTACTCGGCCTTCCACAACCGCATGTCGATTTCGACTTTAAAGATGTCCGTGTGCAAAAGGTCGAAGAGACTAAACATTTCCTTGATCTGTATCATTATCTTGGCCCAGGCAGAGGTGGTATAAAATATGGTGCCTTCTTAGGTGATAATCTTATAGCTGTCGCACTATTTTCAAAACCACTGCGACAAAACATTCTGCAACAATTTGACGAAAAAGCCCTAGAGTGCTCGAGATTTTGTATTCACCCATCGTATCAAAAGAAAAATTTCGCCAGTTGGTTCCTTAGCAAAACAACTCAGGCAATTCCAAATACTATCTATTCATATGCCGATACCACTGTCGGACATATCGGGACCATTTATAAAGCCGCTGGATGGGAGCACCATCACACTGTACCACCAGATTATTGGTATATGGATAAGGATGGATATATCATGCACAAAAAGACATTATACAATCGCGCACAAAATCTGCGACTTACAGAAAGCGAATTCGCAGAACGTTTTGAGTATCAGAAGATCGTTGGTGGCCCAAAAGAATGCTACGTTCTAAAGCGTACTGGAGCAAAGCATGTCGACTAGTATAGTTTAATCGCCGGAACTGGAAAATATGCTGAACACTGATATTGAAGATTGCATACTAGATACTATTCGTAATCTACTCTACGATTTAAATTACGAGAACGTGGATCTGATTGGAAATTGCATTGGCAGTGGTATCAAGACATTGATGTGGAATGGTTCGAGGGGCTTGGTATGGGTCACGGCCAAAAAGATCAACGTTCTTATAACCATGGTACATGCTAGTATATGGTGTGGGTCAGATCCGATGGAGTGGTCTGATCAACTGCGTATTTTCGAGATAGAACTGTCAAATCCAGATGCTATCGATGCTATTATCGAATTCATCTGGTTCTACGGCGACTGCACGTAGCGTATTAGAGTAGAGTCACATCATACAGGAGCGATAATGGCTAAGGCAGAATTATATAAGGCTGTGCTTCCAGATGGTCGAGAATACTTCAAGGAGGTGCAGGTAGACAACCGCTTTAACACCTACGACATCAAGTCGGTAGCCGAAGATGCGGTTCAACATTTCAAACTGACTACATCTCGCAAGAATCCTGTTACAGTACCTGTTGCAGTCTTCTCGCAGTACGTCAAAAACGGTGAAGTTGGTTACCGACTGTCGTCCAAATACGACATCACTCCGCAACTGGAGAGAATGACCAGTAAAGAGTTTGATGAAGAAATGACCGAAGCTTTAAGCGAATTGCCTCGAGAGTTCATTGAATATGTGACCTCAGAGGCTAACAATAGGGCCAACAGTATGGAAGAAGTCGTCAGCACCGCCGAAGAAATAGTTTCCAATCTTCTACCAGCCATCATTGCTTATCGCAAGACCGTGATTGGCAATAAGAGATTGCCAAAACAATGACCGAAGAAACTATCAAAGAACTGATCATAAACGACATACGCCAGCGTTTCGCTAAGCATATTGTCAACGGCCCTCATTCATATGCCGGTATAGCGTCTAGACCAAACTCACTAGAGTTACGATCTCCAACCAACAGCGTGGCTCTGTTTTTTCAGAGAGAAAACGTAGTCATCGCCGTATTTGATAGTGTGCTTGGTTCGGATAACTCTTCTTATACGATAAGCATCAGTGATCCAAACCTGTTCGAAACAATTTACGAAAAGCTTCAGAAGGTTATGATGATCAAGTACGTTGATGGAATATTCTACAGTGCCCCTCCAGAATTCAATGAATTGCATGTAGAGTATATGCTTGAGCACCTGCTCGGCCTCGATTGGGAAACCAAGAGAACAGCCCGCCATGAGTATTTCATGTCTGAAACCCCACGCACATACTCTTACGGCAATCGTGCGGCTGGTGATACGGAATACCATAGCAAACCATTCACAGAAACAATTGACTCGCTGAGAATGACTCTCAATCAGCAATTAGGGGCAGAGTTTAATGTCTGTTTCATGAACAAATATGACGACCAGCACCAGCATTTAGGATGGCATGCTGATGACTTCGAAGGAATGCGTAGTGATCAACCGATCGCCGTCTGCTCTTATGGAGCGGAACGAGAAATCTGGGTAAAACCCAAAGACCAAAAAGGTGTCGTTCCGGCCAACCAACGATTCTTATTGCAAAACGGTAGCCTCTTCGTGATGGCACCAGGATATCAGGATACACACTTCCACAAAATCCCCAAGCATGACAAGCCATGCGGGTGTCGAATAAGTCTTACTTTTAGATCGTTTCGGTGATGGAACCATACCAGAACGTAAATGGTCGAGATGCGTTCGATGTTCCAGTGCTGTCTGGACTGCAGGAACTTGTAACTGGACATGTTCGAGATCTGAAAGTCTCATCGACCGCTAGACGGCCAATCTACTACCCTGAAAACCGTCCGAATCTGATCTACCAGTTGGAATGGGCTGGCGGCAATGCGTGGATCGACCATGATGTTAATATCATGCTATGTATTGAAATACTGATAGTGGACGGCTGTAGCTTTTCACTTATTGATTTATCTGACCCAGAGGCACTCGATAAGGCAGCGAAAGTGATTAAAAATGTCAGAAATAGTCGAAGGTAAAGAATATTATTGGAAGTCTACTGAGAGTTGGTCATGGTTCGGTGCCAATCATTGGTGGGATGTTTTTGTAGTTGTGACCGGATATAATGGAACCGGTGGTGCTTGTATAGAGGAGCGGTGGCGGTGGGATCACTCGAACGAGACAATTCGAAGAGAATATCGAGATTTAACAATGTTCGAGACGGCGGTCCTTTTTACGACTCTGGAAGAGAATCTGGAATTCAACAGGACACATTGGATTTGCCCAGGATGCGACACCCATCGGGAGTGGATTCCGTTATCAGAATACAATGACATATTCAATAAAGATCTGAAACCGTCGTAGAACGATGCGTCCTAAACTATTGAACACCCTTATGCGGACATATACCACCATTACGCTGCTTTCCTAAATTACAATTCATACATAATATTTGAAATCCATCTGGATAATTATTAGCAATTAACCACCTAGCCATCGCAACACCAGTCGTATATTTTCCATGTTTAAGCTCTCGACGATGTTCCGCACCATTATTATTGATATGGTCAATGCTTAAAAACAAAAACTGCGTTTCCCCACAGCAAGAGCATTTTGCACCACCATAGTATTCATAAACTTTCTTAACGGCCACAATATTTGATTTTTTAATCTTTTTTCGACACCCAACACAATAGACATATTTAATAATTGGAATACCACATTTGCAACATAGACCATTATTCTTCCTATGCTGTCGTAGATCTTTTTGAGTTTGGAAATGCCTACTTTTACATTCGGCACAGTTAGTCTCTAATGATGGCCTCTTACAAATCGCACAGCAACCGTTTTCCCTTATCGATTTATATCGTAGTTTACCGCCACTAATATGCTTACCGGCACATTCTTCGCATCTAGTATGCTGCGGCCTTGGTGCCACCTTTCCGCACGAAACACATAACCCAGCGTCTTTGCGTTTTTCTCTTAATCTTTTTTTGATTATCTGCATTAGACATATGTTATATACTGCAGCATCATTCTCTAGTGAAGAAGAACTTCTTGGGAGTTATGAGCGGCCTGCCCTGGCTTATCGGAATAGCCCCCAGCTGCATAGTGAAATCATCCAGTTGCCGCGAGGCAGCAACATCTGGATATTCAATAGGTGCCATAGACATAGGCATCAACAAAGACGGGCCGCCCTTGCTGGCATAATCGTCCATGGTATTCAACTTGGTCTCGTCCGACAATATAGTCGGACCAACCATGGCCTTAAAGTCGCCACCACCAGCCGTCGGAACCAAATTACTGGCATCCACAATCACGGCATCGTTAACTGCGACCAGCGACAGCCCGCTACCCATCACCAAGTCGTCGAAGTTTCCAGCACCTTCTTCGGCCTCGGTCTTCATCGTGTCGCGACCAGCTCTATCACGCTTGCGAACGTACGTGTGGAACTGCTTCAGCAAGCGCCTACTGCGTATGGTGAACCCTTCTTCAGGGTTGGATCGCAGATAATCAATTAAAATCTTATTAAGCATAGCCTTGGTACCGGTTCCAGTAAAGAACCCGTACGCACCAACTTTCAAGGCCCGTGCCTTTCTCTTGCGGCCACCAGCTGGTTGCGGCTTATCATTAATATCCTTCTTACGCCATAGTCTGGGATACATCATCTCATGGCGTAACATATCAATGACAATATCGCCACCATTGTTACGTTCAACCACCGTCAAGGCACAATTATACCATCTACCAATTCTGTCAATGTATTTGGCCAACTCACGCGGCTTCACCCGTGCCATGAACTCGGCAACTTGCTCTCTAGTGTCAATATCAAACACTTCAATGGCGGAATAGTCACGCGACTTACCAGTCGAAATATCAACACCCATGACGTATGCGTGAGCCGGAGAACCGGGACTGACCAGCACGCTACCACGTCGCTTCTGTGGCACAGCCAAAACCGGCTTTTCCCAAATCCAGAAACCTTCATCGGCCTCGTTGAAGTCGAACGGAAGAGTATCCCTGGTTCCATTAACCGGATTCACATATGATTGATTGCCAGAAACTATGAATGGCGGGTCCTTTACAGTCGTCCCCATATAGGCAAGTACCGTTTCGTCCAAAACAGTATTACCAGAGCCGACGTATGACGCCAAAACTTCCTGCTTGAATTTCCAGCCTTCACCGCGCTCTTGCAAACCGCGATACTGTTCTTCAAGCCACGGAGACCAGTATGGGCCATATCGGATCGGGTCGAGTCTTACATCGCCAAATGTCTTGCTATGAATTACTTGGTTATTACATGTGACCAGACCGTCACGTGGTGCAATTCGGCGGTGCTCTTTAGACAATGGATCGGTGTATTCGATCTCCCAGTCCATGTCCCACCAGTTGATAATAACTGGGTGGAATTGATTAAGACCGGCTTCGGCATCCGTCATCGTCGACCAGTACCAGCCTCCGATACCATTGGTATTATGAGAATCAAAACCATTAGACCAGAAGGCCGATGTTTTTGGAATAGTAAAGTCCATTACTTCAGAATGTCCATCAATTAAATCTGTAATAGTATCCCAATAAATCGTCGGATCAGCTAATTTCAACAGTTTCTGATAGGCAGGTAATGAATGGTATCTGTCTGGGAAGTGCTTCAACAAGCATTCTACTGTCTCTCTAGACACCTTGGTTAATGGACGATCTTTACGACCATGCAAAATTGATTGGTGTACTCCAAGCAATTTAAAGTCTGCTATTGACACACCAGATTCAGAC